GATTGCGTCGAACGTACTATTCTATAGTATGTGTGGTTATATTTTTGGATAAGATATTCCGTTTACGTCTTTGAAACTATCTCCTGTATCTAGTTTACGTTTCAAACTTTGCCACGTGTAACCAAATGCTTTTTGAAAATGAGGGTAATCTTTGAAATTTTTCCAATCACCACCCCATTCATAACCCTTGGTTTTAAAATAGTCTACTACTAACTTAAAGTAAGGAGAGCTAATATTCCAATCTATACTCTCAAAAGTTCCGTTATTATCCTTATCTAGTAGTATAGCTATATCAAAAGCAAGCCCATAATTATGTATCGATTGTCCACCTTTAGCGTTCGTAACTTTAGGTCTTTGATTGTATAGCTTGTTTTGTTCTTCTACACTTCGATAAACGTACGCGAAACGCAATCTAACACCCTTTGGTAACTTATTATTACATTCGATATAATAATTCTTTAACTCTTCTCTGATTTTAGGATGTGCAGTTGCTATCCTATCAATTGTTAATTGATCCATTACTCAACAGCTAAATGAGAGATCGACTTAACTGTTGCTCCGATTGTAAGCAATACACCTCCTACCATTGGAAGTGGAGTAACTAACACACCTCCTACGATTGTAAGCGCTACACCTACTTTGCCAACTTTTACCCAAAACTTTGGTCGTGGTGCTTTTATTCTATCTAGTATTTTCATAATTTATTTTATTAGCATTAAACCTATTTCATCTGTAAAAGTCTTAAATTCTCTATAATCAAAATTATTATCAATTGAATCCTTAACAAAATCTAAACCTATATATGCTGTAAATTGACCATTACTAAATATAGGCGCAATTACTATGCTTTTTATTCCTTGGTCTTTTAAAGCAATTCTTGTCGAATTTTCTCTTATTTCATTGATGTTTGAATACACCATTTTATCTAGCATTATTTCCTGTAAAAACATAGGGAATAAAGAAGTCGGTAAATTCTGCAACTGCATAGCTTCGGAAGATATACCCTTGTTACACACTTCAAATGCCATCGATTGGTGATTCTTATGCTTTCCATCGTAAAATGTAATGCCGTTATGAAATCTAAATATATAACCCCTGTCAGCTTTATATTTATACATCAAATCATTTAGCATTTTTTGGATAATAACGCTATTGTTTATATCCGTTTTTACCTCATTTGTTTTTATATCATCCTCAACAACCTCTGTAATTAATGCTTTATAGTAGAACAAAATAAAACCGATTAGCAAAAGAATAATTACTTGCGTTTTCATTTTGCGTAACTGCTCTAAAATGTTCCGTATCTCTTGCATTAGATTTCAGATACTACAGGATTATAATCAATCTCAGGTAAAGTCAATAACCAAGCATCACAAGGAATAGATTCAGCTTGGATTAATGTACATCCGTTTACTTCTTCATTTGAGATAAACCAAATCCCGTTAGCATCTAAAATAGGATTGAATAATTGACCTTGGAACCCCCATACTTTGCCTACAAGGATATTCTTTTGTTCTAGTGTTATTTGTCTTACTTTCATAATTTAAAATGTTGGATAGAACTTACCTGTTCCAGAGTTGTATAAATCTGTTACTTCTGTTGATGTTAACGCTTTAGTCCACACAGCAATCTCATCAGCTTTCGTACCGCTCGGTGCGTAGTGATAATCTGTTTTGCTTGGCACGTATAGATTGCCAATAGTTGGAACTATATTGCCTGTTGTGCCTAAAGCATACACGGGATTCATTGAATTTGTATTAGTAGTAAAAAGCGTACCATTTATATATATTTTAGTAGAGCCACTAACTCCACGTGTAAACGTTACATTTATCCATGTGCTTGTGTCAAATCCCGGAGCATAAGCATAGGTAGTTACGTTGTACGTGTTTGTGTGATTGAAAATATACACCCTTACTTCGTTACCTGTAATCTCAAACCACCATCCAGTAGGATTATTGAACCAACTATCAGCCTGTACACTGCTTAATATTGGCAAGTATTTAGTAGCTAAATTTACAGAAGAATACACCCACGCACTGACACTGAATGATTGCTCAAAATTCATAGAATTTGTAGGTAGTGCTACATAAGAAGTAGTACCATTAAATGTAAAAGCATTACCACTCTTCCCTGCTGTATAAGTTAACCCGCCGTATGGTGTTCCGTTATATGTAGCTAACGAATCATTTGCATTTGACTCACCTTTGTAAACGGCATATAAGCTAGTAAGTAATGAGCTTCCTGCAGCGCCAATTTTCATTACTGTAGCCTTCAAAGTTGGTACGTGATTATTTAATATTCCGTATCCGTAAAACATTCTATCCTAAGATTAAGTTAACCGAACCGCTCGTTAATTTTACACCACTAAATAATACCCCAGCTCCCGTAATCAACGCACCACCTTTTATTGCTGTTGCTGGAGTTGTAATGTACGTTGACTTAGCATCTGATCCACCAACTTTAATGGAAGTAAACACTGTATCTTCTAACACAAAAATACCAGCAATTACAGCAGTTACTTCCGTTGTGTCATTCACTAATTTAGTTCCTTTCGTAGCAACTAATCTATCTAAATTTGGTAAACTCATATCTTATTTTATTATTTTGATTTCTAAAATTGTGTTTGTTAATAAACTATCAGCTACTGTTGACGCTGTACAATTTGTAATATCTAATTGAGTCGTACTTGTAACTACAACACCAGCAGATAAATCTAGTATATTATTACCTAGTGTAATTTGACAAAACGTTTTGCTAGCAGTAAATAAAGCACTAGACGCAGTTAATCTATAATTCCCTGTACTTACTCTTGTAAATGTAAATGTTTGAGTAACTTCTGTTTCGTAGCTGTAATTTACAGATGGCGCAGATGTGCCTGATTGACTAATATTAAACATTATAGTTTTGAATGGTCTTATATTGGCACCTGTAATAGAATAAGTATCATACGTTGCACCATTATAATCAGATACAATCAATAAATCATCATCCTGTAACTGTGCTGCTTTTGGTGTTAACTCGCTTATCTTTTTGTCTGCCATCTTTTTCTATCTTCTTTAGATATAACTCTAATTTAATAATATTGTTTTGTTTAGGCTTGTATACCTCTTTCTTCATATATACCAATTTGATAAATAATTGCCATTTTGTGGGAATACGTCACCACTTCCATTTGTTAAATATTCGTTAAATAATGATTGATTTACAACCATGTAATCTAAAAATCTTTGTGCGTAATTCTCAGCAATACGTTTTTCTTTCTCAATTAAATAGTCTACTTCCTCTTTGCTTACAATTTCAGCATTTTCAGAACTATGTTTGTATAGTCCTTTATTAGAAATTGAATAAGCTGCGAATGGTAAATACTCAACCATCGTAAAATGGATCAACATCGGTTTTAAATACGTATTTACCAATGTAGCGTAGTTACCACTCAATGTACTTGCTGTAATATCTGACTTAATCTTAGTCAATAAATCAGTCCCTACGTATTGCAACAGCCAAATATCCTGTGCAATCTTTATGAAGGGTATTATTTTGTCAGAATCTACATTAGCATTTAATGCTGTGTACGCTTGCAAATCTGCTTTCCCTATTAATAATGCTTCTGCCATAATTATTTAACGTCTGATGGTAAATTTGTATTTCTTGGACTAAACCCTTTTAAAGGTAAGTTGTTAGGATATACAGAAACTTCATAAGGATTGGTGACTTTATACCCTCTTATTTCAGCTGCTCTAGTACCTATTTGATCAAATGTATCTTTATCATTTAACATAAAAGTTTGTCTAGACCATTTATGGTGGCATCGCGGGCCTCCATGGAATCTAAAAATATCGTATGTATCTGCGCCGAATTCTCCAAAACCTTTATTAACTACACTTTTACTCATTCTATCTATATCTTCTTTACGATATACCTTTTTAGAATTCATCATTACTCGACAAAAATCTCTTTGCGGATTAGGATTACCTGTATATTTATAACGTACTTTAAACATAGTACCTTTAACTATCTTATCTTGTGCAGAAATTGCTGTAGGTCTTGCTACACCACTAGATACAAAATTCAATATTTTATCAATTAAAGATAGTTTAGTAGTAGATAGATTACTTTCTAATTCTTGTAAATGATTATTTAAAATATCTTCATTGTCGTGGTCTACTTCTCTTTCGTCTATTAATACATAGTTATCATCTAAAACCTCACCGAATTCATCTAGTAAAATTTCAAGTTCTGATTTTTCAGCACTCATTTCAACTCCTGTTTCTTCTTTAACTTGCTCAGTAGATTGTGCGTTTGATAAGTCTACAAATTCTAAAGGCTGTAAAGTCTTAAAGAATAATTTTAATGATACACCATTAAATGCTAAAATACTATCTAATGCTTCTAATAATATTTCTTGTTTTGGTCTTATTACCATGTTGTCAAATAGTATCACACTATTCTTTAACTCATCTGCATTTGCACTAAATCCTGTAGTTGTAGCAATACCAAATATAAGTGGTGAAGTTACGCAATGACCTGTTAAAATCTTACTTCTACACTCGTCTGACAAATATTGATAATGGTCCGCCGCATCTTGAAGTGGAATGCTGTCAACTGTTGTCTTTTTTGATTCATCTTCATTGAATGATACTACTACTTTCTTACCCGTTGATCCTGTTAATTTGTTTATAGTCTTTCTTGCTATCTCGTCTTTCTGCTCATCAGTCGGTAAACCATTATTAAAATTTACTATAGTCGTGGGGCTGAACCCGTTAACAACCTCATTAATAAGGTATTCGCTAATTTTTTCTTCAAGTACAGTATATTCTAAAGCACCTTGATAGTCAACACGACTAAAATATTTAGTACCTACTGAATAAGGCTGTATCATTAATATCTCAATCTCTGATTTACCATCACCAAATGCATCAAATCTTTTAGGTACAAACTTCTTTGGGTCTTCCCAATTGTCAGAATAGTAATATCCTACAATATTTCCATCCTCATCACACTTTTCAGGTCTTAATAATTGTACAGGAATGTGGTAAACTTTAATTACGTTCTTATGTCCTTTGTCATAATGTACCTGAAACGCTCCTTGACCTAACAAATATAAGTCTTGGATTACTCTGCGCAAATCATTTGCTGTAAATAGCGTCAACATCTGTGCGTAATCGTTTGGTTTTTTATACGCATCTAACGCACTCAATCCCTTTCCGTATATTAATCTACTGATATTGTTCACAACGGCACTATGTGTGGCAGAATTTGAGTATCTATCGATTAAGAATTGGAAGTAATTATTGTCTTCTCCATAATTTACCCATTCATTACGCTTGTCTTCCGTAACTATTGGAGATGTATATGCAGATAATTCTATAACGTGGTTACTAGTCATTTAATATAAATTGGTTTGTTGTTGTATTTTCTGTATATCTTCCATCGTTCACACTGTAATCTCTAACATCTGCAAAACCTAATGAAGTAGTAATTTGAGCAGTGCAAAATATTTTACCTTTCCAAGTGTAATTTGCAATACTATTATAGTAAAGAACAGCCTTGTATGTATGTCCTTCTTTTAATGCAGGATTAATTGTAATAGTTACAGTATCATAATAATCCCCAGGCGTTGTGCCTGTTAAATCAATTACTCTAGAGATGTTTGTTTCTTCATCAGTAATCTGTAGCTTATTAGCTCTAGGCAATGCGCTTAAATCCGTTAGCCTTTGTGTTATAACGAAACCTTGTGCTGTTGTTATAGGTTCTAATACTATCATATTAATATAACTACAATTTGTTTGTTTTGT